AAGGGGTTTGGCTCCGGCTCGATGCAGAAGAACCCGTCGCGGATGCCCAAGCCGAGTTTCTAAATGGCGGCCGGCGTAACAGTAGTTACGAACGGGCGGACGTGGACGCTGGCCTATGCCGCGTCCTCGGCGAATACCCTGCCGTACACGCTCTGTACCTACGACCTCATCCCGAAGCGCATCGTAGTAGTCACGGATAGCACGGGCGTCGGCGATGGCAAGGTCATCATCCAGAGTCAGCCCGTCGGCGGCACCGCGGTCGACGTGTACCGGCAGGTTTGGCAGGGTGCGGACTCGGCTCCGACCGAGCAACGACCGAATACTCAATGGTCAGGCCCGATTGTCGTGACCCAATTTGACATCGGCGCGGAATTGCTCATCGATTTGGTCTAAATGCCCGAGCTACGAATGACCGTGAGCTTCGAGTTGGACGGCATCCCGCTCGCGGACATGCCAATCGTCCGACGCTACATCGTCGGCGAAGCCTCTACGGGAATGACGCTAATTGCCACGCCCGACAGCGGCACTGTGACATACCATCCGATTCAGGCTGCGATTATGCCGACGCTGGGGACTATCTGCGTCACCAATGACCAGCCGGCCAATCTTACAATCAACCAGAATACACCGCTGCCGATGAATGCAGGCGGCTTCGTGCTCATCATGGGGGCCAACCTCGCGCAGGGCACGCCGAATCTCAACGTCACGTACAATAATCCGTCGTCCACCGACAATGTGACTCTGGGTATCCCTGTCCTCGGGGGTACTTAAATGCGCACCATCTCCATCGGGGAGGGCAAGCCGCTCAAAATCAACATGGAGCAGCGTGCCCGCCTCAAGGAACGCCTCCAGAACAAGCATAAGAGCGCCCTCCAGGCCCGTGCGGGCTGGGAGAATATGTGCCGCACGGCGATCCGCATGTACCAAGGGACGCCGCCCGACCACGCGCGCTGGCTCCCGTTCGAGAATGCACCTGTAATCGAGGTGACAATCGGTGCGATGGCCTGCGATACGGTCATCTCCCAGGCCGAAGACCTAATCTTTCAAGTCAAGCCGCCGCTTACCATCCGTTCGCGCAAGGGCGATTTCGATGACGCCGCCGATGCTGTACAGGATTTGGTCAATCATGGCGTCGAATCGGGCTTCTGGAACTTCGAGCCCGGCGTCAAAGAAGGCCTAATCGACCAAGTTCAACTCGGAATGGTCGTGGGATACATCCCCTACACCAAGACGGTGCGCAAAACCGATGTTCGTGAGGTCGTGACGTTTGGGCCGAAGATTCATTGTCTCGCGCCCGAGGACTTCATCATTCCGGCCAACGCCACCAAGAACATCCAGACCTGTGAATTTGCCACGATGCGGATGTGGATGGGCAAGGATGAACTGAATCTTCGCGCCCGACTCAATAACTGGACGGTTGACGACGCTGCGGCGCCCGATACGTCGAGCGTAATTCGCGCTGACCGCCTGCGCACGGCCGGCGTCAGTGGCGGGCAGCTAGATACCAAGCCGCCGGTCACGATCGGCGACACTTTCATCTATTTCGACATCGACGACGACGGCATCGAGGAGGATTTAGAGGTTATCTGGAACATGACTTCGGGGAACGTCCTGAAGGTCATGTATAACCGCTACGATTCGCGGCCGTTCGTGCTCGAATGCTACCAAGACCGCGCCCACACGGCGTTCGGCCTCGGCGTGCTCGAAATGATGATCCCGTTCGAGCGCGAAGTGACCGAGATTCACAATAACCACATCTGGAATATGATGCTCGCCAACACGAAGATGTACCAGGGGCCGTCCACGGGGATGCAGGAGACCACCGCGGCGTATCCGGGCAAGTACCTCATCAACGATGAGGGTCCGCAGGGCGAAATCAAGGTTTTGGACATGGGCGAAGTGAACGGCACGGCGATTCAGGCCGAGTCCGTGGTCACAGCGATGGGCCGCGAGCGCATAGGAACGACGCAAATCAGCGCCCCGATTCGCTCGTCAAGCCGCACGCCCGGCATTTCGATGCTCTCGATGATGCAGCAGGCCAACCGGCGTTTCACGCATCCGTTCAACAACATGCGGAACTTTGGTTCGCAGGTCGTGATGCACTGTCTATTCCGGCTACAGGAGCAGGTCCGCGCCGGGAACAAGGATGTCGCCAAAAAGCTGAAAGAAATCCTCGGCGACGATAAGGCGGGGCTGGTCATCGACCTGTTCAAGCACAGCAAGGTCGAATTGACCGACGCGTTGGATATTCAACTCACCGCCTCCAGTGTCAGCGTCAATCGCGAGTCCGACCGGCAGAACATGGTCATGCTGGCGACGCAGATTTGGCCGGTTTACTTCCAGGCCATGACCCAACTCGCGCAATTCATCGCGCAGCCGCCGTTCCCCGGCGCTGATAAGGTAGCGAAGCAGGCCGAGAAGGCCATCAACAAGTTCTTCGGCAAGATTCTCAAGACCTTCGACCAGATTAGCGATGTTCGCAGCCTCCAGGTGGACCTCGACGACATCCAGCCGATGATGCAGCAACTCGGCATGGAGCAGGTACCCGGCCAGCTCAACGGCATGATGAGCCAGATGGGCCAAAACGGTGCTGGTCCCGGTGGCCCGCCGCAAGGCCAGCCGCCGATGCACTGATGGCATCCGCCGACCGCCTCATTTTCGCCTGCCGTGAAGATACCGCCGTCCTGACTTCGCTCCGCGCGTGGCTCAACGAGGAGCGCGAAGCCGTCAAGGAACGCGCCATCAAAGAGAAGAATCCCGACGAGGTTTTAGCGCTCCAGGGCGCTGCCGCAGTACTCCGCAAACTGGCCGATACCATCGCCTCGCAGGTCAAGACAAAGTGACGATGCTTGACAGTAGAACGCTGTTCGATATAAGGCATTAACTATGCCCGACGAAAAGCCTAACGATACGGCGCAGAGTACGCAGGACGAAAAGCTCGCCGGTCTAGTCTCCGCATCGGTCACGGCAGGCCTTAAAACAGCGTTACCCGAATTGATGAAGCCGTTCGCTGACCAAATCAGCGGCGGGTCGATTCGTCGGGAAGTTCAGCAGCCCGTTCGCGCGGCGCAGATTGCCGAAGTGAACGAGGACGACATCGCCAACGCCATCGAGGCGGGCGACAAGGCTCTAGTCTCGAAGTTGCTCAAGCAGCAACGCGCGGCAGACCGTCAGCGGGCTGATCAGGAAATCCAGCGCATCACCTCAGCGGGTGGCGCGGCCTTCGGGTCCGTCTCGCGCATGGCGGCGGACAAACTCCCCTACTACTCGGGCAAATATAAAAAGCTCATCGACGAAAAGGTCGAGCAGTTTCAGGCGAATAACCCCGGCGTGATGGTCACGCCCGAGCACTACAAAGCGGCGCACGACATCGTTGTCGGCGAGAATATCTCAGACATTCAGGCGGCAGACCGCGAAGAAGCTATTAGGAAGTCCCGCGAGCCCGACCCGGCATTGCTGCCTAGCGGTGGTCGCGTAGACATCGAGCCCGAGGAGCGTGAGCCCGAAAACTTGGCTCAGGTACTCGCCGGCGACTGGAAAAAGGAATTTCGCGTCAAGCAGCGCGCCGTCGGTGGCCGTAGCGACGACGAAGAATTGCGCAAATTCGGCATCGCTGGCGGCCTGAAAGAGTTTGTCGGCGTTCGTAAGCAGATGGAAGCGCTGGAAGACGAGACCAACGGAAGTCTCGGACTCGACCGCGATTTTCGAGACGAAAATGGCAGAGTCCACGGGGACCGGGGATTCCAGCCCAAGACGGCGAGGTTTGAGTAATGCCGAAAGGCGAAAGGCCAATGGATTTGCCTGCGGGCCACGAGCGCGACGAAGCGAAGCGCGAAGTCGCCGACGAATTGCAGGAAGAAATCGAGAAGCGGCAGGCGCAGGACGGCATCGAGCCAATCGACGCTTCCAAACTAGCCCAGCGCGACAACGAAATTTTAGGGCAGCTCGACGCCGAAGGCTTTATCCCAATCCAGAATCAGGAGCCCGGCAAGCGGTATGTCTTTTTGACGGTCGCCGACGGGTATCCCGAGCAGGCGCAGTCGAATATCCGTCGTCAGCATACGCGGGCGGAACATTTCCGGTTCAAACCAGTACAAGGCGCGGATAATCCTGTTGCGCAGAATTTGATCGGCGGTGGTCGCGCGAGCGGCACTACCCTCCGCGGAGTGGGCGATACGGTGCTGTTTGAGCAGCGCCTCGAAGACGAAGAACAGATGATCGCCTACCATCAGCACCAGATGGACAAAGATATGGCGATCGAGGAGAACTCGGTCGTCTTTGCGCAGAAGGTATTAGGCAGCGCCCAACTCCCGAATACCATGCACGCTGCTCGTGGTGATTTTGGCAGCGACCCGTTGCTTCGCCACGTGGCTGGGGCGGCGGGTCATTCCGAAACCTTCGCATACGACCCTAATCGAACAAATTTCACGGAAGGCGATTTGCGCCGCGGCTCGCTGAAGGGGCCGGATGGGCGTCCGATCCAACCGGGATATGAAGCAAGGAGATACCGTTAATGGCGTCGAACATTCAGCCCATCGCGCAGGGGCCAACTCCGGGGGCCTGGTCGGATGCTTTCACCTACCACTATGCCGAGGCGGCATCCCAGACTTACATCATCGGGGCGCCATTGAAATTTTCCTCGGGCGGAATGGCGATCATTAGCTCGGTTACGGCACCGACCATTGCGGGCATCGCGCTGGTCAAAGCGACCGGCGTTACCGCTGCGGACGCGATGGTGGTCCTTCCGTACCAGGCTGTGCAGTTCGAGGTCAGCGTGGATACGACCACGACCTCCGGCACCGCGGCACTCGGCACCGGCAAGCCCTCCGATTTCACTATCGGCACCAACTATCAGCTTCTGCTCGATAGCACGAGCGGGAACTACTACATGGGTACGGGCACCAGCAATGCGGTGTTCCAGCTTATGGGCTACGACCCCGACCAAAAGAGCTTAGTCAACGGCCGCGTACAGGTTCGCATCCTGACGAGCCAGACCATTTACAGTTAAGGAGAACTATGCCGGCCGTAACCTCAGCCTTTAGCGACCTGCTCGGAACCAAGTTTCAAACATACTTGGTCAATGTGGGCAAGGAGTATCCCCGTCTTTGGCCGCGCTGGATCAAGAGCGTGGACATGGAGACCAACCCGTATATCTCATCGAAGATTTCGGGTATGGGGCAGCAACCGTACAAACCGGAAGGCCAGCAGTTCGTACCCGACCTGCCGATTCCGGGGCCGAACTTCCAAGTCACTGCGACACCCTTCGGGAGTTTGTTCAGCGTGACCTGGGAAATGTGGCGCGACGACAAGTACGGCGTGATGGGCGAGATGTGGACCGACATGGGCCGCAGCAATCGTTTCCGTCAGGAAGTGCAGGCCTTCGCGACTTGGCCGAATAACTCGTTCTCGGTGGCGACCGGCTACGACAACGCGACTCTCTACAATACCGCGCACGTCGACTTGGACGGCACCACGCAGTCCAACCGGCCTTCGCCTGATGTCACCTTGTCGCAGACCGCCGTACAGGCGGGTCAGGTCAACTTCGACCTGCTGAACGACGAACGCAGCCGCCCGCAGAACATGGCGGCGGCCCGCGTGATGATTCATCCAGCGAATCGATACGTCGCGCGAGTGCTGTTCGGTTCGTCAGGCCAGAGCGGAAGCGCCAACAACGACACGAACTCGATTATCGAGGATGATCTGACTTGGGGCGCTGTGCGCTACATGAACCGCACCCAGGACTGGACGCTCTCCGCACCGATGATGGAATCGGACGTTGAGTTCATGTGGCGTGACCGCCCGCGTGCGCGCACCTTCGACGACCCCTTTATCGAGGCGTCGGACCATACCGTCTATCAGCGGTTCGCAATGCGAATCGGTGACTGGCGCTGGACTTACGGTTCGAGCGTAGGATTCTAAAATGCCGACTACCAATTTCCCTAACGGTATCACCGCTCCGGGCGTTGGCGCGGCCATCCAAACCCCGGCCATCCTGCTGCCGCAGACCGCCAACAAGACCATCTTCACGGTAGCCGGCGGCTCCGTGTACGTGTCGATGATCTACGGTCATTGCACGGTAGCGGTCGGCGCGGTCGCCAATGCGACCAAATTACAGGTTGTTCCGACTGCGGCTGGCCTTGAGCCGGTTACTGCGGTCGATATTTGCGCGACGGCAGAGCTGAACGCACTAGCGGCGGGCACGCTCTATATCCCGGTTACCTCGTTCGCTACGGCGGCCTCCATTACCGTGACCAGTGGCGTTGGCCCGATTGCAGCGGCGACGCTGTTTACCGGATTCATTATGAAGCCGGGCGTCATTCGGATTAACTGCGCGGGCTCCGATGGTTCGGTCGGGATGATCGCATGGCACATGGTTTATGTGCCGGTCAGTTCGGAGACGGCGAAAAGCATTCCAGGCGTCGGCCTGTCGGTAACCGCGGCGCAAGTGTAATGGCCGATAACAAGCAGGGCAAAACCGTCATCCCGGCGAAGAACGTCGTCCAGCGCATCGGTGAGAAGTCCGGGCCGATTGCGGGGACGGGCGTGGCGAAGAAGGGCTACGGCTCGATGAACACGCAGAAGGCCGGCAAGGATAATGTCTAAGAAAGCGGCCAAGGGCAAGGTCGAAAAGACCATGAAGGAGTTCAAACAGGGAACGCTTCATTCAGGCTCGAAACAAGGCCCGAAGGTCAAAAACCGCTCGCAGGCTATCGCGATTGCGCTGGCCGAGAAGAAGAGGAAAGGCGGAATCGTCAGCAAAGTCGGTAAGGCACTATCATGAATCGTAAAGGACCAATGGGGACCGATCAGGCTTACAAGCCTAC